CAACACGGACATTGTCCCCACGACGATTTTCGACATGGTCGGCCAAGGCCCAACGACGGCCGCTTTGCTCGGGGCGCTCACTGCTGATGTGTCCACCTCGGCAAACACAATCGCTATCGCCTCGACTAACTTTGCTATCGGCGACACCGTCTGCATTTTTAACTCTGGCGGAACGTTGATCCAGTGGAACCGCATCGCTTCAGGTGCGACAACCTCCTGGACGCTCGAGCGAAATCACCGCGTTCTTAATCTCAATACCAACTCGGTAACCAACCTCGCCGATGTCCGCCGAGTTTGGATCCCCGGCGGTGACATTTACGAGTGTCGCTTCGTCAACTACTCGTCGATTCCTTACGTCGTCCAGTTGCTGGCAATTGTCGACAAGGGAGAGACCATAACCTAATGCTGGCGTACTACGGGCCGGAATGGGAAAGTCTCGCTAACCGAATGGTCGGTCGTTGGTGTCCTTCGTTTTCCGGCAACACCGGATTGCAATTGCCGGACACGATGGGCCGGAATCATGGCACGCTGATTAACTTTTCGAACAACGGCAATGATGCGTATGTTGCGAGTCCTGACAAATTAGCGGTGGATTGCGACGGGTCAAATGATTTTGTTGTCGCCACGACTCCGCTCCTCTCCGGGAGTCTTTCGTTTTCCGTGTGGGCTAGAGGAGTTACTGGCAATGCGAGCACTAATTACATAGCGTCGATACCAATCGCTAGCTCCGGATCAAACGGAATCGATTTCCGAAACCCGACAAACGCGCAGGCTAATTTAGCCTTAATCGGAACCTTCGTGACGATCAACTCTGGAGTCGATATTCGAGGCTCATGGAATCACTTGCTCATGGGCTATGGAAATGGAGTTGCATTTTTTTATGTCAATGGAATTTTAGTAGGCTCTCAGGCATGGGCGAACGGCTTGAGCCCGTTAAGTTCGCGAGAGTTAAATCTTGGCCGGTTCGGCTCGTTTGGGTCTCATTCTCCGGTGCAACTCGACGACATAATTATTTTCAACACCGGCTTAACCGCCAACGACGTTCGGTTCATCTACGAGCAAGGCCGGGGCGGTGGCATGCTCATGCAACCACCGAGACGACGCAGTGTCGCTGCGGTCATCGCCGCTTTGGTGCTTGCTTGCGAGACAGGCAACTACAGTCTGACGGGTCAAGAAGCAGGCTTGTTCGCAAGTCGAGTGCTTGCTGCCGATCAAGCTCAATACATCCTCTCCGGCAACGCGGCCAACACGACTGCAAGCCGCCTGCTCTCGGTCGATCCGGCCTCCTACACGGCGACCGGCAACGATGCTGCGACGATCTGCGCGAGACTGCTCGACGGCGGAGCTGCGGCTTACGCTCTGACGGGCACTAATGCTGGACTGATCGCGAATCGAAAGCTGACGGCGGACCAAGCAGTGTATTTCCTGGCTGGCAACAATGCCGAGCTGCTTCGATCCCTCAAGCTCAATGCTGGATCGATTTCACTACAACTCGACAACTTTGCCGCGTCGCTGCTGGCCGATCGCAAGATCTCCGCCGACGGTGCCCAGTACATCCTTGTCGTCTCCGATGCAAATCTCACCGGCTCTGCGTCTGGAGTCGCCCCCTACTACTACCTGTTCATGATGCGAGGACCTCAGTAAATGGCCACCTTCAACAAGTTCCAATCGTTCGCCAAAAACGTTGCCGAAGGCAAGATCAACCTTGCCACAGATCAACTCGCCGTCGCACTGACCAACGTCGCTCCTGTAGCTACCAATGCGGTTTTGGCTGATCTAACGCAGATCAGTTACACCAACGCCAGCACTCGCAACCTGACGACCAGCAGCAGCACTCAGACCGGTGGAGTGTACAAGCTCACTGTGGCCGACCTGGTGATCACCGCTTCGGGAGGATCTGTCGGACCGTTTCGGTACGTCGCTGTCTACGACGACACGCAGACCAGCCCAGCCAAGCCGCTGATCGGATGGTACGACCGTGGAGACTCGGTCACCCTGCTTGACGGCGAAACATTCACGATCGACCTCGACCAAGTCAATGGACTCCTGACCCTCACCTAATCATGTACAGAGCCACTGCCGGAACACTCAAGGTCTTCGCCTTCAACCGGACAACCAACGCTCCGGTGACTGGCGGTGCTGCGCAAATCACCTGTCGAGTCTCTCTCGACGGCGGTGCTCGTGCTGCCCTGGCCGATACCAATCCGACCGAGATGGAGGACGGCTACTACCTGTTTGATGTCACCGCGGGCGAGACCAACGGCATCACCGCAGACTTCTTTCCCGAGTCCTCGACGTCTGGCGTCCAAGTGATCCCCGTCGAGCATTCTCGCTACCTGTCGCTCGAAAATGTAATCGCCGCCAAAACCAACACGATCACCGCTGGCAAGGTTTCTTACTCTGGCCCAGTCACCGCCAAAGGAACCGTCGACCAGATCGTCATCGGCGATGATTACCTGACCGCCCATGGTACCGCATTCGTCTGGACGATCTCCGCGATCCCTGGCATGTCGGCCGGTGCTGTCACGGTCCACTTCGGTGGCACCAACGGGACTCACCCATTTGCTGTCACTGGCACTGCTGCGGACATCGGATCGGGGAAATGGTCGCTCACCTGCGAGATGCCTCGAGCGACCTCGGGCGGACTGGTCCCAGGAGAGTACCGGTACTCGGTGGCTGTCCACAATGCTGTTGGCGTCGAACTGACTCGGGTTTATTACGAGGATCCGTTCGTTGCTGTGGAGAAATTCACGCCATGAATGTGACGTTCAAAGTCCGCGAAGCTTTCTTTGATCGGCCCAAGGTGATTGCCTCGCTGAAAAAAGCGAAACGCAAAGTCTTGAGTAAGGCTGGTGCGTTTGTTCGCAAGCGAGCTCGGTCGTCGATGCGTCGGAGAAAGTCCGCTTCGGCACCTGGCTCGCCACCGTCGGCTCACTCGCCCAACACGCACTCGCTCAAGACGATCCTTTTCGCCTATCAGCCCCAAAGCGAATCGACGATCGTAGGCCCAGTGCAACTGAACCAAGTCAACTTCACCATCGAGTCGGTCACGAGCACCGTGGCCGGTCTCCATGAACGGGGCGAGACTGCGATCATTCGGGAGTACCGATACGCCTCCATCGAGGGAGAGGGCGAATTGGCGAACTGGCGACGGGTCGACGGCCGTCGGAGGTATGACGAGCGGCCTGGGTATCGATTCGAGACTCGCCGTCGCCGAGCTCGGTACCCCAAGCGGCCCTTCATGCGTCCTGCGCTCGAGGCCGAAGCACCCAATTTCCCCGAGCTGTTCAAGAACTCGATCGCAGCGGTGAGGTAGTACCATGGCATCCAACATCAAGGCCGGTCAAGCTTACGTCGAGATCGCCACCAAACAGGGCTCGTTCGATAAAGGCATGGCCCAAGTCCAAGCCGCGATGGCACGCCTGAAAGGCGTCGCCACAACCATGGGCACCGGAATCGGAAAAGGATTCGCGTCGGCCCAAGGTGCCTTGGGTGGCTTTTCCAAGAGCGTTCTCAGCCTCCCTGCTGCGATCGCTGGCTCGGTCGCTGTGACTGGCTTGGTCGCACTGGCAAAGAATTTTGCCGACGCTGGGTCCGCAGTCGACGACATGGCCCAGCGAACTGGCATGAGTGCTGAGGCGGTTTCGTCGCTCGGCTACGCAGCCAAGCTCTCTGGCACAGACATCGGAACGCTTGAAAAGGGTGTCCGCAAAATGCAAATGGGCATCGCGGATGCAGCCGCTGGCGTGCCTGGTGCTGCTGACAAATTCGCCGCTCTGGGCTTGAGTGTCGCCGATCTGCAGAAGATGTCGCCTGATGAGCAATTCATCGCGATCGCCGACAAGCTGTCACTGATCCAGGATCCAGCGTTGAAAAGTGCTGCGGCCATGGAGTACTTTGGCAAAGCCGGTGCGGACCTGGTCCCCATGCTTTCCGGAGGGGCTGAGGAAATTCGCAAGCTCCAACAGGATGCAGCGGACCTTGGGCAAACCATGTCCGGTGAGGATGCCGCCGCTGCCGCTAAGCTTGGCGATGTGTTCGATCGATTGTTCGGCGTGATCGGTGGATTGCAAACCCGAATCGGTTCAGCCCTCGCGCCGCTGCTGACCGCAGTCGGCGAAAAGATCATCAGTGTGGTCTCTAACGTCAGTAAATTCATCGGCGAGAACCAAGAGCTGATCGTAACGATCGCCAAGTGGACTGCGGTCGGCGCTGGCCTGCTGGCTGGCCTCTTCGCCCTCGGTGGAGCTGCGGCCGTCGCCTCGGTGGCCATGACCGGACTGGCTGCCATCGGTGGAGCGATTGCCACGGTATTCGGCATGATCGTCGGACTGATCACCGCCATCGTTTCCCCGATCGGTCTGGTGATCGTCGGAGTCACCGCCGCCGCCGGCGCGTTTCTCTACTTCTCCGGAGTGGGGGGAGAGATGGTCAATTCCCTGGTCGCCAAGTTCAACGAGCTCAAATCGATTGTGCTGCCGGTGTTCGACGCGATCAAGACCGCTTTGATGTCCGGCCAATGGCAAGCCGCTGGCCAAATCGCAATGACCGGCCTGCAATTGGTCTTCCGGGTCGCCACTCGAGACATCTACGCGGGCTGGCTTTCGATGGTCACCAAGCTCCAGAATGCTTGGACGGATCTGTCCTCGACGGTTTCCCAGGGTGCGGTTTCGTTTGTGGCCAATCTGATCAACGTCCTGGCCGGAATCCCAACAGGTATCCAAAACGGATTCGGAACGGTCTTCACCTGGCTGCAAGGAACCTTTGACCAAACCGTCAATTTTATCGCCAAGAGGCTGCTTTACCTGTATTCGCTTTTCGACAAGTCGGTCGACTACGAGAAGGCCGCAAAGCAGATGGATACCGAAGCGAACAAGCGAGCCGACAATCGGCAACAGTCGCTCGACGATGCCAGCGCGAAACGAAACGAGGATCTGCAACGAGCCAACCAGGGACGCCTCGGTGTCGCCAACGAGATGAACCGTGGTATCCAGTCCCAGGCCGATGCAACCAAGCAAGGACGAGACGATCGAAACAAGGAGCTACTGACTGGATTCGATTCGCAAATCGAGCAACTCCGAAAGGATCTCGCTGATCAAACCAAGTCGATCCAACAAACTGCCGACGAGCAAGCCAAGACCGCTGAGACTTCCAAGTTCGCACAGGAGAAGCCTGCTCCCGAACGGCCCAAGATTCCAACGGTCGAGCAAGTCAAATCGACCACCGCCACTCAGACCGCTGGGACATTCTCCGGCTTTGCTGCCGGAATGATCGGAAGCACCACATCTGCCCTCGATCGCATGGCAGATCAGTCGGCCAAGTCGAACGAGCTGCTCACGCAGATCGCCAAAAACACTGGCGAAAATCAACCATTGGTATTTGGGAGCTAGCCAACAATGAGTGCATGGACGCATCTACCCATTTCCGTCGACGAGTCCGCCGAGTCTCGCGAAATGGATTTCGATCTCAAGGGAGGCAAACGCACTCAGAACCGCATCGCGATTGTCACTGGGTACACCGAGGCCGAAGACGCGGCCCAGGCTGCTGTCGACCTACCGAGTACTCCATTCCCGCTGGTGATTGCTGCGACGATGGGAAAGCCGGAGATGGTGATGGTCGCTGCCAAAGCCAAGCCGCTTACTCCCCAGGCATGGGAAATCGTCTTCTCGTATGAGTCCCGAGCCTATGACGGAACAGATCCGCTCACGTGGACTTTCTCGGGCACGACGCTCGGCAAGACTCAGCTTGTCACACAATCTTATGCGACGAGCATCTATGGTTCAGGCGCGGCCAACTATGGATCGGCGATCAATGTCGACCAGAACGGGGTCAAGGGTGTCGAGATCGGGATTCCAGGTCTTGAATTCCAGATCGAAAAGACATTGGCCAAGGGTGTACTGACGCTCGCTTATGTCATGACCCTAGTGAATCTCACGTACAAAACCAACGTTGCTGCCTTCCGAAACTTTGCCGCTGGAGAACTGCTTTTCCTCGGCGCTGAGTTCCGCAACGGATCGACCGGAGAAGTCACCGTTGTTTTCAAATTTTCTGCTTCGCCAAATCGAACTGGGCTGACGTTTGGTACAATTACCGGCGTTGCCAAGAAGGGGCACGAGTATCTCTGGATCGATTATGAAGCTTGGGAGTCGGGTGGCTATGTCATCCGGCGACCTCGCGGAGTGTACGTCGAACGAGTGTACGAAGAGGGCAACTTTACCTCGTTAGGAATCTAACCCCTTCATCATGACATTTCCAGGCGACAAATTCAAACCATCGGCGAGCCGTGAAAGAGAGATCACGAAGCTCATCGAGGCTGCGCGTGGCGAG